AACGATGATGGAGTGCGCCCTGAGCTGCTTCACACCGACCTAGCATACGACTTTGTCATCGAGCCGAATACTGCTACAGATGGACAAGGCACTAGGGTTTCCCGAGTTGTAGGCAGAAAAGCCTCGGGTGAACCACAATACGCTTATCTCATGGAAACTCCCGTTGAGGAATACGCCGTGGGTGTTGCGGAGAAGGAAGACCGCCTCAAGCCGTTCGAAGAAGCAATCAGGTCCAACATGGACACGACCGGCCAACTCAAACAGGCGGAAATGTACCAGCCTCGTGCTGGCAGCTCTCTCAAACGCTCTTAACCTGGAGTTTTCTCAATGGCTAACGCCAATACTCCATTCGGCCTCCGCCCTGTCGCGGACCTGAATGGCGGCGTTTCCACGGGGGGTATTCGGCAGTTCGCTGTCAAGGCCACCGATGGAACCGCCCTATTTGCTGGCGACCCTGTAGTGCTCGCCGGTACCGGATCTACGATCAACGGGATTGTCTATCCCGACGTGGTCCGAGCGGCCAACACCGACGTCATCCAAGGCGTGGTTGTCGGCTTCCTCGCGGCGACGCGGGATTCCACTGTCTACCGTGTGGCCTCGACTGAGCGCATTGCTCTCGTCGCGACCGATCCGAACGGCCTCTACATGGTCCAAGAGGGCGGCTCCGGCACGGCTCTCACGGTCGATGATGTGGGCCTCAACATCAACTACACCGTGGTCGCTGGATCGACCGTCACCGGCTACTCGGGGACGATCCTGGACAACGCCTCGGAAGCCACTTCCAACCTGCTGCCGCTTCAGCTCGTTGGGTTCGCGAATATCCCGAACAACGAAATCGGGTACTACGCGAAGTGGGTCGTGCGCTTCAACCGCGCTCAGTTCGCCAACCAAGTCGCGGGGGTCTAATCAATGGCTGGTCCTGTTATCTCCACTGGTTCGATCCCGAAGCTACTTTGGCCGGGCCTGAACGCTATCTGGGGTCAAGAGTACAAAGACCTCGATCAACAATGGCGCGATCTGTTCGAGGTTCAGACCTCGGACAAGAACTACGAGGAAGACGTGCTGCTCCCAGGCTTCGGCCTGGCCCCGGTTAAGCCGGAAGGTACGAGCGTCAGCTACGATACGACCCAGCAAGGGTTCACGTCGCGCTATACCCACGTCGCCTACGGTCTCGGCTTCATCCTGACCTTCGAGATGATCGAAGATAATCTGTATGAAAAGGCCGCGATGAACCAAACGGGCAAGCTCGCTCGTTCGTTCAAGCAGACCAAAGAGAACGTAGCCGCGAACGTCTACAATCGGGCGTTCAATCCGCTGTATCTCGGCGGTGACGGCGTCTCTCTCGCCAATGCTTCGCACCCCACCCAATCGGGCCTGCAAAGCAACATCCTGGCGACCCCGGCTGACTTGTCGGAAGCGGCTCTGGAAGACATCACCATTCAGATCATGAATGCTGTTGACGACCGTGGCCTGCGCATCGCGCTGATGGGGGAATCTCTGCACGTGGCCCCGGCCAATGTGTTTGAGGCGACTCGCATCCTGCAAAGCCAACTGCAAAACGATACCGCGAACAACGCCATCAACGCCGTGAAGGCGCAAGGCCTGTTCCCCAAGGGCGTCAAGGTCAACAACTACTTCACTGACGCTGATGCGTGGTTCGTCCGCACTGACTGCCCTGACTCGATGAAGTTCTTTGAACGGAACCGAGCCATGTTCGCTCAGGACAACGACTTCGATACGTCGAACCTAAAGTACAAGGGGTACGAAAGATATAGTGCGGGCTGGTCGGACTGGCGCGGAATTTTTTCGAGCGCGGGTTCCTGAGCCCTTGTAAAATAGGGGTTTCCTGTAACTAAAACATAGTCTAGGATGTGGGTTCCAATATACGGAAGGAACCCACATCTTGGAACCGAAGACAAAGACCTACCAGCTCGGACGGCTCAACAATCCGAGGAATATGACGGACACCGAGGCGGCATATTGGGCTGCCATCATCGACGGCGAGGGATCAATTTGTATCACTCGGGCCTCGATGCCGGATCAGCGCCGGCCCCAATATCGAATGGTGCTGAGCGTTGCCAACACCAACATGGATTTACTCGACGCTCTAGCCCGCATGGTTGGGGTTGGTGGCCTTACGTGGACCGATAGATTCAATGAGAAGTGGAAGGCCAAGGGCCAGCTAATCATAAACCACGAGGCGGCGGATTTCGTCATTCGACAATGCTATCCGTTCTTGGTCGGAAAGCGGGAGCAGGCAGAAACTGCTATGGAGTTCATGCGGCTAAAGCGCGAATGGTCAAAATCGAACGACAATCATGTTCAGCAGGCCGAGTTATACGAAAAATCCAAGCTCCTTAACGGTAGGGGGAGCGCTCACCAAAAAGCCTATACGTTCGAGCAATCGCAACCCGAGCCGACCAGGCTCTGCGAATACGAAGGGTGCTCTGAAAAGCATTACGGAAACGGCTTCTGTCGGAAGCATTATCGGTGGATCTATGAGGGGAAGACATGGACCCCGGAAACCACCCTCACATGCAAGGGTTGTGGGGAGGCGCTTCCGCCCAACACCAGACTTACAAAGCTGTACTGCACCACGTCCTGCAAGATGAAATATCACCGCGCCAAGGGCTGCTATACCGCCGAGGCGACTTCTGACGCCCCTAGGTGCAGCGAGGAGGGTTGTGACCGTCCCCGCCAAGCCCAGGGCCTGTGTCGTCGCCACTATATGCAGAAGTGGCATGCGGCCAAGAAAGCTCAGGTAGACTAACTCCCCCGAACTATGGCACTGTAAGCACAGCCGAAGCTTCTATGGCTTCATGGCGAGAAGGTAGAGCGGAAGCCTCCGGGCCAAGCCACAAACAACTCTCTCGATGGCGCGGTCTCTGGGCCGCGTTCAACCATGAACGCCATAGGAGACACACATGGCTTCCCCCACTCGCTTTCCGTCGGGCGTCACCAACTCGTCGCCCCGCGCCACCCTCGGCAATCTCGGCGTTCCCGATCCGTCGAAGTGGCACGCCTTCTTCGATGACTTCGACCGCTACACCGCAGCCGACTGGACCGTTACGGCGGTTGGCGCTGGCACCCAGGCCCTGACGCCCGGTGACGGCGGTCTGCTGCTGTTGACCAATGCTGCGGCCGATGACAATTCCATTTTCATGCAGAACTCCGTCGCCTCTTTCCTAATGGAGGCTGGCAAGCGCGCGTTCATGAAGATGCGCTTCAAGGTTTCCGACGCCACACAGAGCGACTTCATTGCGGGCCTCGTCATCACCGACACGACCCCTCTGGACGCCACTGACGGCATCTACTTCATGAAGGATGACGGTGACGCGCAACTGGACTTCTACGTCCGCAAAGACGCCACCACGGGCTCGCTCAGCGCCACCAACATCGCCACCGTGGTCAGCGACACCTACATGACTCTGGGCTGGGCCTACAACGGCAAGGATGAGGTCGCGTATTTCGTCAATGACGTGCAACTCGGCACCCTGGCCGCGACCTCGACCAACCTTCCTGATGCGAACCTTACGGTCAGCTTCGGAATCGTCAATGGCGAGGCTGTGGCTAAGACGATGACGACTGACTTTGTCGGATTCTGGAAGGAGCGTTGATCATGTACAAGTCTGGATGTGGGAAGCAAACCGTAACGCCGGCCGCTCAAGCGAAGATGAAGGGGCCTAGCGCCGTTCGTCAACGCTACGCCATCGGGACCACTGCTCAGCCCCCCTCGCCTAAGCTGGTGAAGAAATGAGCGCGGGCTACAGCCGCAGTAAGATCGGCCAGCGTGCCGGCTTTGGCGGTGAGCAGCGGCCTGGTGGGCACAGGGTAATCGATGATCGAACTGGTTTTATGGTCTTCGCATCTGATTGCTCTATGGAGTGGGACAACCTGTTCTGCGTAGATCCTGACATTCGGAATCCGCAAGACTTCGTGCGCGGCGTTCCTGATCCTCAGATCGTCTCACCCGTTCGCCCTGAACAGCCAGACGTCTTCCTGTCGGCCCCCGTAACGCCGGATGACCTCTGATGGCGACTAGCGGCCAAACTGGATACTCGCTCAACAGCCGGGACATTATCACCCAAGCACTCAGGCTTATTCGCGTATGCCCTGCCGGTGAGGACCCGACTGCTGACGACGCTGCGGATGGCCTTGTCGCGCTGAACCTGATGCTGAAGACGTGGGGGACAAACCGTCACCTCTGGCTGACCACGTGGGGGTCCTTCCCTCTCGTGGCCGATCAGCGTGCGTATTTGGTCCCAGATGCTCGGCGTGTGAATGACGTCCAACGCCGGCTGCTGGTCAACATGATCGACACGCCGATGATCGAGATGGCGCGCCTTCAGTACGACGAACAACCGAACAAGTTCACGCCGTCGATTCCTGTCCAGTATTACTTCGATCCGCAGCGCGATACGCGGACCATGTACCTGTGGCCCGCCCCTAGCGCTGAGACGGCTCCACAATACGAGATCCACTACACCTATCAGCGGGTGATTGAGAACGCGGACACCTTGGATGACACCGAGGACCTTCCGCAGGAGTGGCTACAGACGCTGGTCTACAACCTCGCTGACCTGCTGATGGACTACCACGACGTCGATTACCCGAAGATCACCGCTCGCGCCGCGATGCTTCTGAACGCTCTTTCGGCCCAAGACGAGGAGCAAGTGTCCGTGTTCCTGCAACCCCAATACCGTTACTAGGAGCCTCTGATGGCCGTTGAACGTTCACAGGAGCACATTCTAGGCCGAGCCCTAGCAGTTGTTCCGATCCCGGTTTCCGCGATTGCTCATCCGAGCAGCAGGCCCACACCCACGGACGGCCTTGCGCTGACCGTTGTTCTGATCGACGCAGCGACGGGGCTTCCTTACGTCGCTGGTGGCGGTGCGGTGACGATTGCAGACGGCGCGGATGTGGCTGAAGGCGCAACGGCAGATGCCGCTTGGGACGGCATCTCCCTTAGTGCAACGGTGATCTCGCTACTAAAACCCGTCGCCTTGGCGGCTCTCAGCACCCTTCCTGGTTCCGTTGTGGGTGGAACCGCGGCTGATGCGGCGTTGGGAAGTCAGGAGCCGGTCACGATTGGCGGCCTGGCTAAAACGGCCTCACCTACTGCGGTGGCTGATGGCGATGCCGTTAACGCCCTGTTCGACAAGTTCGGACGCTCGATCTCGCGGGGCGCGCTCCGTGAGTTGATGGCTACCGTCACCACGACCATTACGTCCTCGACTGCGGAAACGACTATCGTTGCGGCAGTCGCTTCCACCTTCAACGATATCTATCGCATCCAGATCACCAACACCTCTGCGTCTCAGACGACCGTAACCATTCGAGACGGGACGGCCGGAACGACTCGCTGGGTGTATGTTTTGAATGCGGGAGACACCAAGGGCTTCTCGGCTCCGGTGGATAGCTTCACCAAGCAGACCGCTGTGAACACTAACTGGACAGCGCAGTGCTCCGCATCTGTGGCTGGCGTGGTGATCGCTGTTGATTACGTGCAGAACAGCTGATGCGCCGCCTCCAAAGCTGGAAGCCCATAGATATTGATCCAGCCTTGGAATTCATCGAGGCGTGGGATGATCAAGATCCGCAGGCTCCGAAGGAGTGCGTAGCGGCATATCGGAACGGCACTCTCATAGATGAGCCGATCCTGATTTACCGTGAGGTATTGGCGAAGTTTGGGATTGCCACATGACTGAACGCAGCATTGCCGGCGCGGTCGGCGTCGCCACATACGCCACGGACTCCACCGTTTGGTACGGGGCATTTGGCGGCGATGGCGCTTCCACCATTCCAAACACCACGGAGGCCAACGCCCAGGTCAAGTTCCGAGGAACCGGAACCCTCGTTAAGCTCCGCGTCTACGTCAACGCCAATACGCGCGCGACGGCGACGGTGGTTACGGTTCGTAAAAACGGCGCAGATACGGGCCTGACGATATCTATCGGTGCCGGCGTGACGGGAACGCTGGTCGACTCTGTGAACACCGCATCCATCGCGGATGGTGACACTTGGGATTATTCCATCTCGACAGGAACCGGCGCTGGAAGCATTCGCATCTGCTCCGTCGCTGCCGAACTCCAGACTTCGACTCAGACATTCACGCAGCAATGTTCGTTTGGCGCGCTAACGAGCAGCGTGCAGCGGGCTATGGGGTTCTGGGGATCTCTGGTCAGCACGGGCGCGGATAGTGGCATTTCAGGGGTGGCCCTAGAGTCGGCCACTATCAGTAATCTACAGGTGATTGTTAGCGCCAATGCGAGCGCGGGGTTCACCGTAAAGAGCCGAAAAAACGGCGCGGACGGCAATCAGGTCGTCACGGTCGGGTCGACTTTGACGGGGATATTCGAGGATATCACCAATACGGACACCCTGGTGGCTGGCGACACGTACAACGCCATGACGAGCAACCCCGCCGCAAGCATCACCATCACAGCCTGCGCGGTGAAATATCTCGGGGCCACTGCTAATCGCGCGCCCCTATCAGCGGGAAGCAACACCACGGCGCTGGCGAGCGGTGCAACGCGATATAGCGGTATGTTCGGAAGGTCATTGGACGCCAGCACCGAGGGCAATGTGCAAACGGCGGCTCCCTTGGCCGGCATATTGTCGAAATTGAGCTGCAATGTGCGCACCAACGCCTCTACGGCGGGCGCGACCCTGGTGAGCCGCATCAATGGCGTTTCTGGAACCCAGGCGGTCTCGATCACGGCGTCAACTACGGGTCTATTTCAAGACCTGACGCATACCGATGCCTTCTCTGAAGGCGATCTGCTGTCTACGATGGCGAGCGGCTCCAACGGGAATATTGATTTCAGCTGGGTTGGAATGTTGAACACCTCTAATGCTGACCCCGTCGTCGGCAGCGATGATGGCTCATCTATGCTTCTGATGGGGGTGGCGTTCTGATGCCTGGATCTCGCTTTAAGCTAATCCTTCGCCGTCAAAAGCCGCCACCGCTGCTTCTGCAGCCACTATCGCTATCGTCCTATACCTACTCAAGCGTTCTGTCCGAGGGCGGCGTGATTGCGGGTATATCGGGCAAAACGATAGGGTCTAGCCTGTCTATCGCCCCCAATGATGGCACTGTCACCATCAGCCTGGATCAAACTCAGCTTCTGAGGGGCGCTGCTGCGGTAACGCCGGGGACGGACAATTATCAGCTCATTGAGACACTGCCTGGGGCTGCAAACTCTCCAAATCCCACGCCGATTTCGCTGACTGTTACCCCCGCGTCAGAGACCCCTATCCTTCAGGACGTCTCCGTGAATATGGGGCAGTACACCACGCCTGGCGCGGGAACGGTGTTGCTGAAGAACTTGGGCCTGACTGCCCCAGGAAGCCCCGAGGTCGTCTCCTGGCGGACTGGGGGCGTGGTGGCCAATGGTGGTGGCCTAGCGAGTAACCTGACGGGGCTGCTGGCGGCGAATACGTCCTCTACCACGGCGAGATCACCCACTCCTTCCTTGGGATCGAATAGCGCCCTGACGGTTGTGACGCTGCCGGCTACGTCCTACAGCATCACCGTCACGGGCGTAGGCTCGGATGGGTCAGAGGATACCTGCATCCTCACCTATGTTCCGGTCGTCGATGCCTTCAGCATTGGCGACGATAACGCCTCCTTCGGGCGTCCAGATCAGTTCGACACCCTCAGAACCCGCATCGGGACCAAGACGGGTGGCAAGGATTGGCTGATCTCCACTGGGACAGTCTACAGCGGCCTGACTTTCTCTATTCGGGCCTTTATCCCGACGAGTGGCTCAACAGGCATCCGGTACGCTGATCCCGCTCGGCCGACGCAGATTCGCGGGTTCTCCTTTAACAACTGCCAGCACATTACTGCTGTCGCGCCGGGCATTGGCGGCGGGGCGGTCAACAAGGTATTTTTCCAAGTCGGCTGCGTGGATTGCCATGTGCAAGATGCCTATCCACTTGGAGCGTCCATTGCCGACGTGCTGCCGACCAACCAGGGGTCTATCGCGGCGGTGAAAATGTCATCCGCGACCGACTGCACGGTGACGGGTTCGTGGTTCGAGTATTGCGGCCGGGGCGCGGAGTTCACGGTCTGCACAAACTGTTCCGTAACGGGGAGCATCTTCCGCAAGAATTATGGTGATGGAGCCGCCATCGGCGCGTCAACGAACACCAAGGTAAACCGCAACATCTTCATCGCCCCCATGAGATACATGGGGAGCCAGAACCATATCGATGGAATCCAAATCAGTGATGACATCACTGCCGATTCCATCGAAATAGCTGGGAATATCTGGGTTGAGGGGGAGGGAAATGCCGGATCCATTGGATTTATCAATGGAGCGACCGTGGCGAACAGCATGGTCTATAAAAACAACATAGTAATTCAGCGCGCTGTTCGGATGATGATCCTCGGCATTCAGAATAATGCGACCGTGTCGGACTCTACGTTCTTCACCTCGGCGTCTGGATTGATTGGAATGAACTCATCCACAGAGAACGACAACATTACAAATAGCGTTCCAGATATGAACGCTAACGCGGCGTCGACGGGCGCTAATACCCTCACAAGAATTGGGACCGTTGGATCCATCCCGTCGCTGGGAGTTACATGGAGCTTGGTTGACTGCCGGGCTTTGGGGATCGCCTACACGGCGGTTCATCAGTTCGTGTACGACGGGGTTAACTTCAACCGAGTTCCGTACTTTGATCCGGTCGGCGTTAGAACCTACGATTTCAGCTCTGTGTTCAATCACGCGAACGCTTTTGAGCGTCTGAACAACTATCATCCCGTCGATAATCCAGCCGGGTTTGACTACGAAAACAAGACGCCTGCGGAAATCCGAGCCCGCGTTCTTGATACCCTAACCCCAAAGACCGGGGGAGATTGGGACCTGGGCGCGGGTGTTACTGTCGGGGCCATCAACCTAGACGGTACATTGAAGGTGTAATTGTATGACTGCCGTTCCATTCAGCTTCGGAGCTTATCACCGCACAGGGTTCCCGCCCCTGACGCAGACGAACATGCTTGCCGAGCGGACGGCTTCCCAAATTACAAACCCTATGGCGCTGATCGTGCGGCCCGGCCTGGACAACTTTGCCAACGTCGGGAATGCGCCGCTGCGGGGCATCAACAGGAAGACGGGGCTCTTCAACGAGGCGGCTATCGTCGTAGCGAACGACGAGGTGTTCCAGCTCGCCCCAAGTTCGGCCGTGACGCAGCAAACCGGAATGTTGCTGACTGACGAGGGCCGCGTTCAGATCGCGATGGGCCGCGACAGTGACGGGAATAGCCAAGCCCGAATTGCAGACGGTCAGCGTTTATATCTCGTGGCTGGGACTACCGTCACGGCCGAGAACTTTCCATCTGTCTCGGAGCAGGATGGCGCGGACTCCGTCGCCTACATTCGCCAGTTCTGGCTCGCGGTTAAGGCCGGCACGCAGCAGGTCTACTATCTCGTTCCGGGGGATACCGATTGGAACGCCCTTGAGTTCGCCTCGGCAGAATACCAACCTGACCCCATCATCTGCATTGGCATCCTAGGGGACCAGATCTTCTTCCTTGGAAGCGCCTCTACGGAGGTCTGGGCGCTCACTGGGACCACTTTGCCGGCTATCGCACCATATGGTGGCCTAGCGTGGGATTTAGGCTGTAAGGCCCGCGATGCAGTCTGCAACATGCGCGGTTCATCGCTGATCTGGGTGACGGACAAGTGCGAGGTTGTTCAGTCTTTCGGCTCTACACCACAGATCATCTCGGACAATGGCCTGGCAGAGCGCATCAGACGCTCCGATCCCACGTCTCTGCGGGCTTGGTCTTTCTCGATTGACCAACACATCTATTACGTCTTGAGCCTGGAAGATGAGACGTGGGTCTACGACATCACAACCAAGCTATGGTCGAACTCGGCCAGCTTTGATCGGAACTACTGGCGAGCGCACCTCGGGACTGATGTTTCGGGAGATGCGTATGCTCTAGATGCCCAGATTGGCAGCAATCAGGTCTGGAAGGTCAATCCAGATACGCTGACGGATGATGGAGACCCGATTGTCGCAACAGCAACAGCCTTCCACGAGACCAAAAGTGGCCGGGAAGGGTGCGGAAACATCAGCATCATCGCCTCTGTCGGGATGGGTCTTCAGGAAGGTCAGGGCTCTGATCCTGTCGTGGAAATGCGCTGGTCTGATGATCAGGGGCGCACATGGACGGACTGGAAGGACACGAAACTTGGACGTGTCGGAAATTACGAGAAACGGGTAAGATGGAACCGTCTAGGGCAAATCAGAGCGCCCGGTAGATACTTTCAGTTCCGCCGCTCAGACCCCGTTGTGTTCAGATTGTCTGATGTGAGGATGGATGAGCAGCTTTGAAACTCTTTCCGAGCGTTCCCATCGTGGAGAACGGGGAGGCGTCTCAGGTCTTCCGACGTCAGTGGCAGATTACGCCGCCACCTCCTGGCAAACAGATTTCTCCATTAGTTCCCGGCTTGCCGATAGCGGAGCGCGACGGACGGCCGACGACGAGCTTCGGATTGGTCTGGAACACCTCTCGCCTTCCGACGCTGGACGAGAAGTTGCCGATTGTGAATCCAGACGGAACCCCCACAAAGGAATTCGTGCTGCTGTGCGAGAGGATCTAGCCTTCTGGATCGACGTTGCGTCACATCCTGACGTGCGGCACGTTTTGGATGGCATTGATCCAGAGCATATCGAGACGGCTTTGCGGCCTCCGAACATTGCTCTTCGGTTCGAGCATGGCGGCTTCATCTTTGCGAAAACAGATAGCTTTGGTCGGGTTTACGAGCTGCACACCCTGTTCAAGCCCGAGGGTTGGGGAAAAGAGGTGTTCTTTGCCGCCCGCCAAGCCTTCGACCAGATGTTCGAATTCTGCGATCTGATCATCACCCATGAGACGCGCCATCCTCAATCCAAACCGCCCAAAACCTTCCGGTTTGTTCCGCTGGGAGATTTCGAAATGACCGACCATGGCGAGGCTAGATTGTGGATGCTGACTCGTGATGCCTGGAATACCTCTCCCGCGAGGAAACACTAATGCCCATCGCCCCCGTTATCATCGCTGGAGCTATCGGCGCTGCTGGATCGGCTTACGCATCTAGCCAAGCAAACAAGGCCGCGAATAAGGGCATTGCGGCCCAAGAGCGCGCCAATGAGCAAACTCTGGCGCTACAGCAACAGACGCTCCAGCAGTCTCAGCAGAACAACGCTCCGTTCATGCAGGCTGGCTATGGGGCGCTGGGTCAACTTGCTCAGCAGTTCGGGCTTGGTCAAATCCCTGGCCCAAGCGGTGGGGGTGCTACGCCTGGAACTCCAGCGGGGGGCGCTACGCCGTCCTCTCAATATGATGTGGCCGCGTATCTCCAGCAAAACCCCGATGTGGCTGCGGCGCGTCCTCAAATCGAAGCCCAAGGCGTTATCGGCCCCGGAAAGCAATGGGCGACGTTCGAAGACTGGGTGGCTAGGGAGCATATCCCTGGTGCGATGGCGGCTGGAGAACAGCGCGCCTATCCGACCGCTCAAGCCCAACAGCCCCAACAGCCCGGAGCCGCGCAGCCCGGTCAAGGTCAGAACTACGGCCCGACTCTTCCAGAGCGCCAGACTTATACCCGGCCATCCATGCCGAGCCTATCGGCTGAAAGCTATCGGGAATCTCCCGGCTATCAGAACCGCCTCAAACAGGCTGGACGCGCTACCAATGCGCAGTTCGCGGCTCGCGGCATTCTGGGCTCTGGCGCTGCTGCTGAAGAGTTCGGCAAGCGCATGCAGAACATAGCCGATGAGGATTACGACTCGTGGGTGAACCAAACCCTCGGTGTCTATGATCGCCAGGCCAATGAGTTCAACCAAGACCGATCCTTCGGAACGGGCGTTTATGATGCTGACCGCAACTACCTGACCAATCGGTTTGACACCAACGTCAACGATCTCTTCAAGCTCACGGGCTTGGGACAGAGCGCCGCCAACAACCAAGGCTCGGCGCAGTCCAACTATGCGGCGAATGTTGGAAATCAAAACCAGAGCTTCGCTAACACCCTTTCAGATGCTTATGGTCAGAAGGCCGCGAACAACGCCTCAGCTATCAATAATATTGCCGGAATCGGTCAAAATCTCCTGACCAACTGGCAGTCAAAATCTTCTGCCGGGGGTGGCGGTAACAGCTTGACCAACTGGTCGCAAAATTGGGGTGGTGGTTCCTGATGGCTAATCTGGTCGAAGACGCCATTCGCGCTCGTGGTGCAGGTTTTGATGAGCTTCAGGGGTTCTCGGAGAATCTTGCCCAGAAGCGGGCGGGAAGACGCTTAGCGTCTGACGATCTAGCGGGCGCGGCTGATGAGCTTTACGGAGCTGGCATGGTGGACGCCGGGCTCGGTCTCGAACGAGTGGGACAGCAGAATACCGCTAACGCTCAAGCGGCTACAGAGAAGGCCGAAGATCGAGACATTGAGGCTCAAAAGCGCAATGCAGAGTTCTTGAAGCAGGCTGCGACCGTCCTCAAACAAATCCCAGCCGACAAGCGCCAAGGGGCTTTCCAAGGCAGCATCGCTCCCGCGCTAAAAAGCATGGGAATGGGTGACGATGTTCTGGCCCAAGTGGTGAGCCATCTGGATGATGCGTCGCTTGATACCTTCCTTGGTGAGGTGGATAACCAGATCAAGCTATTCAACACGTCCGGTGGCGTCGTGGCGATCAATCCAAGCCTCTTGCGTCAGAACATGCAAGATCCGAACGCTTCCCGTGTGGTCTATCAAGACCCCAGCTATCCCGCCATGCAGCAGGCCAAGATCGCTGCCCAAAAGGCATTGGTTGGCCAGCGACAAGCGTCTGCTGGAGCATCCCAGGCCCGCGCCGCTCGGACCCGCGCAACGCCCATCGGGGGAAGTGGCCGCGCCGTATCTAATTCCTCGGGTCTCCCGTCTGGCTTCGTTTTGGATTAATCGACATGGCGAAACCGATCATCGTTGAGGGTCAAACGGCCACTAACCCCGACACTAAACAGCAGATCGTGTATAGGTCTGGGAAGTGGTTTCCGGTAGGCGAAGAGCCCGCTACGGCCGGCGCTACGAAATCTATTGGACCAGAGGCCAGGGTTCGCTTTGGCATTGGCATGGGTCCAGCCATTGAGGCCCAGAAAAACCTCTTTGAGGCCGAGAAGTGGAATCAAAACCAGCAAAACCGCCTTGGATCAAACCCATACGATACGCTTAGCGGACAGATTTCCACGTCTCTTGCGCCGGAAAGTTCCGCTGAATCTCCGATGCGGGCTCGTCTGTCGCAGGGTATTGGCGGCCAGAGATTCCAAGATTATACGCAGGCGGCAAAGTCGTTTGAATCTGCCTTCATGCCTATCCTTTCCGGCGCGGCGGTATCTGCGTCTGAAGCTCAGCGGCTTATTTCGGCATCTCTTCCCGAACCGGGGAACAGCCCAGAGACGCTGGCTAAGAAGGCTCGTAATCGGGCCATGATGATCAACGGAGCCGCCGCTCTTATGGGTGAGCCACCGCCGTTCCCCAGGGTTCCCACCATGAGTTTCGGAGGTTCGGGCGGTAAGCCAACTCAATCCGCACAGCCCGCACCGGCTGGTGGACGTCCCTCTCTTGATCAGATCTTTGGTAACTAAATGGCCGACTACAGCGCCAAGATCGCACAAGCCCGCAAGGCCGGATATTCGGATGCGGAGATCGTTGGATTTCTGTCCAAGGGCGACCAGAAGGTTCAAACGGCGATGTCGGCTGGGTATGACCCGAGTGAGATCATCGGGCATATCTCTAAGCCGGTAGCCGCTCCGAAGGCTGCGCCGCAAAAGACCTCGATCTATGGCGAAATCGCGGGGGGCTTGGCTAACCTTAATCGCGGCCTGCTGATTGGTGATGAGTTGGCCGGGGGCGTTACTACTGCTCGCAACTTGCTCTCTGGCCGCTCTAAGATCGAATCCGGCAATGTCCTGGGCTCTCTGGGAACCGCCTTCAGGCAGGGCATGGCGGATCAGCGCGGGGTCGAGGATCGCTTTACGGCCGAGCGTCCCATTGCTGCGGCCTTGGCGCGTGGGACTGGCAACGCGGCTACGGTAGCCATTCCCGGTGGCGGGGCAACTGTCCAAGGCGGACGAGCCATGAACATGCTTCGTGGCGCAACCTCCGCTGCGCTTCCGGCTGCCGCTATGGGCGCTGCGGATCGTGGTACGGGTGCTGAGCGCCTAAGGGCTGCGAGCACCTCTGCGATGCTCGGTGGAGCCTTGGGGGCTGCTGGCGGGGCTCTGTCAAGACCTGCGCGCGCTGTTCGGGCAGGGGCGGCTCCAACCGCACAGAATACCCTTCGCCAGGCCGGCGTTTCGCTCACTCCCGGCCAACAACTGGGTGGCGTGGTCAAGAGCGTCGAGGATTTGGCGCAACGCGCTCCGATCCTTGGTCCGGCCATCCGGGGCGCTCGCGAACGTGGGCGGGAAAGCCTTGTTCGGGCTGTGGCAAATCGAACTTTGGAGCCAATTGGAGAAGTTGTTCCGGCGAACGTCAAGACGGGCCATGAGGCCGTTGGTTACGTCGAGAAGCGACTTGGTAAGATCTACGATGAAGCTGCGGATATGGTCCCAGTTGTGCGGCCTGATGAGCAATTCGCTACAGCCCGCCAAGCCATTGATCAATCCGTGCAAGAACTGAATCCTGACGTTGCGGTTCAGTTTGGCAACATCCTTAAGAACCGCGTTGATCCGATCTTGGCCAAGCCCGAAATCACTGGTCGGGATATCCGTTCGGTCCAAAAACAAATTGGCAAGATTGCCGCCGAGAAGGGTTCGTCTGGGGATGAGGCGCAACGCGCATTGGGCGATGTTCTAGAATCTCTGAACGATGAGCTTAAGGGCCTTCTTGCGCGGGCCAATCCCGATGCTGGCGCATTGATCAGCACCGCTAATAAGGGCTGGCAATCGTTTGTCCGTCTTCGCAAGGCGTCTGCCTCGGCATCTGCGGATGGGAAATTCACGGCTGGTCAGTTGGCGACGGCTGTTCGCCAGATGGACAAGAGCGTGGGTAAGGGCCGCGTAGCCAAGGGCGAGGCGGTGCTTCAGGATCTTTCCTCTGCCGCCTCTCAGGTCATGCCTGACGCCTTCGGGAATCCCGGTACAGCTGATGCCGTTGGTCTTGGCGCGCTTGGCATGGGAGTTATTACGGCCCCCGCTCAAGCCATTCCGGCAGCAATGGGTCTAGGTGCTGCGGCGGTTCCATACATGATGATGGGCCGAAAAATTGTGACCGAGCTGCCGACTAATGCAACACGCGGCCAGATCCAAGAGGCGGCTGATCAACTGGCGGTTCTGGCTCAGAAAGACCCGAAAGTAGCGACGCTGTATCGTCAGTTCGCTGAACGCTTTGGCCTTCCGGTGACTCAAAATCAGCCCAAGGCTCCGATTGAGATAAACGTGAACCGCTCGACAAATCCGGAGTTCTTGGCCCGCCAAGCCGAGCGTAACCGGCTTTCAGCGCCCGCACGATGAGCACACCAGCGTAGAACAGAACAAATGCTCCAGGCACATACAAACTGCGATTATACTGCTCAAGCCACGGGTCACGTTCCATTGGCCGCAATCGTAACTCAATTCTTGCTTCCGAGGTAGCCCATGAGCGGACAGATTTACGGCTTCAATCAGGTCTTCGATGCCAACGGGAATCCCATCCCTGGCGCGAAGTTGCTGACCCGCGTTCCTGGGACCACTACGCCCAAGGCAACCTATACGGATGCGACGCTCACGGTTCCTCTGTCGAACCCGGTGATTGCCGATAGCGGTGGGCGCTTCCCGCAAATCTTCGCCGACGAAGGACAGGTGTTCGACCTCGTTCTGACTACGGCAACCGACGTCACGATTGACTCGTTCTACAACGTCACGGCGCTAGGAGCGTCCGGCAACTCCATTCTGATCGATTTTGGGGTGAATGGACGCTTCGCGGTGATCGGTGAGGGTGGTGAGCCGAATATCAAGTTTGGAGATCCGACCGGCGATGATGTCGGTGGTGATGGACGGATCGGCGGCTGGGACAACACTCAAGGCACAAACCTAGAAATCGATTTCGCTAATACCGAGTTCACGGGCGGCATCACCGCCGGCGGGGTTCTAAACCCATTTCCGCGCCTTCTGACCAGCGGCGTAGCCACAGCAGCAGCCACGACAGACATTTCGCTCGATCAGTCTTATGAGAATTGGGAGCTGCGAATCACTAATTTGACCAGCTCGACCGGATCTGTCGTTCAGATGCTAGTCAGCTTCGATGGTGGGGCAACCTACAAGGCCGCCGCCGGGGATTATATTTACGAGGGAATCGGCCAGAGTAACGCAGGAGCGGTGAACACAACCGTTTCCAGCGCCGACCACATGCGCCTTTCACACGCGGGGGTCGCGAGTGCGGCAACGGGTGGCGTGATGTTCACGGTGCGGATTAATAGCCGCGCTGCGCAGGAGACTTACGCCATCTCCAATTTCGCGAGTCTGATCGCCGCGACTGTCACGGAGAGCATTAGCGGACAAATGGCAAGCTCCACCAACAACAAAAACTACGGCAAGGCGACCAGAATTCGCATCCTCGGAACACCGGGGAACCTGACGTTCAGATATGCCCTCACGGGTATTCCGTAGCCGCGCCAAGCCCTGCATACAAAGGCACTTCTCAACCGCACCAAGGACGATTGAATGTTCTCCGAACTGACCAACGACCAACTGGCCGACGCCTGGAAAGCCATTCTGGACGAGACTCACGCACGAGCTGAGGCGCTGCCTGCTTCGACTTTCAAATATCTCGTCAAGGCGCGGCTGGAAAAGCTGCATATCCACGTCAACCGGCTGAAGGCTATGACCGTTGATGAGGGGACGATCCAGCCATATTCCGGGGGCGAACCGAAGACTTAACCCATGCTGGCCGTGTTTGGAATCATCGTAGTCCTCCCGCTCCTGGCGAGCCTATACGCCACGCGAGGGGACTATAAGCGCTACGTTGACGCCCTCATGCTGTCTTCGATGATCTGCATGTTCTGGGCGTTCATCAACGCTATCGGTGCTCTCTGGGCGTTCCCCGATTCCAAGAAGTTCCACGGCCTGGTTGATCTGATCGGATTGATAACCTGCGTCGTCGCATACCTAACCCAACGCTTCCGATGGAAAGCGGTTCTTGCGGGGCTGTTTATGGCCCAGCTAGTCGCTCATGCGGTGTTCTGGTGGGTGTACGACGGCGCGACTTCCGGTAGCATTGCATACAATTACAAGCTGACGCTTAACCTGACGTGGTTGGCGCAGATTGCGTGTGTCGCCTATCCGGGGGCTGGGGTTGTTTTACGCGATACTATCCACTGGATGCGCGGTCGTGGGAGGCTTGGTTCTCTGGTGGGGCTTTCGGAGTGACGCCGGGCGAGCGGATCGCGACGATAGAGGCGTGGATAAAAGACATCGGTAGCCCCATGAAGGCAGACGTAGAAGGGCTAAAGCGTGCCTTCTGGCTTGTATCTGGCGGCTCTGGCGTTGTCGGGGTCGCGCTCGGCCTCATTGCGCCGGCCATCCTCAAGAAACTAGGAATTTCGTAATGGCCGCAGCCAACTTCAACACGATCATGCAGCAGATCCTTGGCGTCGAGGGGGGTGTATCTGATCGCCCCCTTAGCGCCGATCCCGGTGGATTTACTTCACGGGGGGTCACTCAGAAGGTCTACGATCAGTGGCGCAGCCTTCGCAAGCTACCGCCTAAATCCGTGCGCGGCATCACCGCCCAAGAGGTTGCGGCAATCACCAAGGCCAACTACTGGAACCCGGTTCAGGGCGACAAGCTGCCTAGCGGGGTTGATTACGCAGTTGTTGATTTCGCCTTCAATAGCGGGGCTGCCCAGGCGGCTAAAGAGCTTCAGCGCGTGCTGGGCGTGACGGCTGATGGCGTCATTGGCCTCGGAACCCTGAAGGCGCTTTCCAAGGCAGACCCTAAGCGCGTCATCAATGGACTGTGCGACCGCCGCCTAGCCTTCATGAAGAAGCTGAAGAATTGGAACGCCAACAAGAACGGGTGGACGAACCGCGTCGCTCACGTTCGCTCGCAAAGCCTAGCGCTGTCCGCTAACGCCCCTGTAGCCGCTCCCCTTGGGTTGGTAGCCGATCCCACAGCTAAGGCCACTCCACGGGCTCCTGTGGCCGCAAAGAAGTCCGCCACCGTCTGGGGGCTCGTTGTCGGTGGTGTTGCGAGCATTCTGAATTGGGCGCGAGACATTCTCACTCAAGCTCCCGACTTCGCAAGCACGGCCATGTCTGGCATCGCTGGGTTCGTTGACAAGTCACCACTGGCCCAAGGCATCGCCAACGGCATCGGTGCGCTGGGAGCTATCGGAGTTGTCTACGCGACGTGGCGAGTGGTTCAGTCTAAGCGCGCCGAACATGCTGACGGCTGAAATGCCAAGGGCCTCCATCCGAAGACAGAGGCCCTATCGACACAGGAGAGGCGGATACTGACGCTAGATCCCGATACTTGGGCTCGGCAGGAACCTAACGCCTAGAGGATGCGTAGAAAATACGCCTGCGTCAAGCTCCTTTCTTTTCGGGCTTTGCGATCTGATCATCCAGCCATGCATTCAAGGCCCTCATGGCCTTGCCGGCAGTTTCAGACTTAATCACCTCTTCGCCAACTTCAGAGGCTGCGATGGCGTAAACGGTTTCTTTTTGAGGAACGACGACGCCAGCCGCCATCAGTGCGATTACCGAAAATCCGATCATCTTGGCCGCTCGGATCATCCCATTTATTCTCCCCGGATTGTCTCCAGGCGGGTTCGGATAAAGGCTCGGATATCGTTGATGATCTTTCATCCTTCCTGCCCAATTCCAAATTGGAACATACGCGCCGACGCACAGGGAGATTGTGCATAGGGTTCCGAAAAAGACGGCAAATCCTCGGGTATCGTGAAAATTCTCTGCAACACCTGCGGCATAAATCAGCCAAGAAAGTGTGTTCATTCGTATCTCCTAACCATCCGATAGAGCCCCCGCCTTTCACAGGGGCTCAGTCCGAGGGTTACTTGCCGGTACGAGCGGCGGTGATGGCCTCAGAAACGCCTTTGGTGTGCTTGGCGTAATACAGCTCAGCGGCACGGAAGAGGGTCTTGTCTCCGGTAGCCGAGCCAAGAGCGCTCAGCGTCTGCACGACGTAGCGAGTTTCGCACTTCGGGGACGGAAGCGGGATCGCCATAGATAGAGCACCAGTGATGCCTTGACCGCCGGCCGAAGCCGAGACGCCGCAAGTTCCTTGACCGAACGCCACGGGCGCAGCGTAGGCCATGCCGACTGGGTTCCGCTTCTGAGCTTCGTCTCCAGCCACGCTCACATTGGTGTTCTGCGCCGCATTGTTGGCGTTATCCGTTCGCGCCGACGTGGTATTGGTGTTCGCCGAATTTCCGGCGTTGGTGATGGCGTTGGCCTGCGATTGGTTCGAGGTCGCCAATTGCTTCTGAGCTTGGCCTTGAAGGTTAGCGTTTTGGTCGCTGTTGAAGTTGGTGTTCGTATCGCGAAGATCATTGCGAACGTCGGTGTTGGAGTTACCCGAGGCCAGGATATTGCCACCAGCGCCGCCTTGACCGCCAGCACCACCGGACACATTGCCGACCGAACCTCCGTTGTTACTGCCCAGTACGGTATTAACCGCATTGGACGACGAGCCCGAGAGAGCCGCAGCGCCAGCGACAGCACCGGAGCTGGACTCGGCCGACGAGTCACCGCCCTTAGGGCCGTTGTCGTTACCGGCATAGGCCGGACTGGAGAGAGCGAGAACCGCCGCAGCGGCGAGAAGATGAATTTTCATAGTGTTCCTGTATCCTGGGGTTAAAACTAGACGTACTCAGTACGCACCAAACGTGCGACTGTCAACACTCAGTGAGATGAGTCCACGTTTTGCGACGCCTAATCATGGAAATGTTGGCCTCGCTAATGTTAAGCTCTTGGGCCATCGCACGGTTTGAACGAGCGTCAGACAGCACGCGCCTCACTTCGCTCTCCGAGAGCTTTGACATAACATGTCGCTCTCCACGGGGAACGGTTCCATGATCCTCTTTTTGAAGAGCGTTTTCGCTGGCCGTTAGCCACGCTATATTTTCCGGTCGGTTATCGCCTGGGCGACCGTTCGCATGCGCGGCGTGCATTTTAGGCCCCGGAAGACCGTGAAAGGCAATTGCTACCCATCGATGAATCCCGCTGGTGTGCAAAATCCCTTCATCACTTCTTAGGCGAGCGTACAAGTAGCCAATCTTGCTCCATCCGGGAACAATGACTGGACGCTTCAGGAGTATAAACTTTCCGCTTTGATACCTAGAAAGCCTCCGAACCCTTCCGAAGCTACTAGCTTCATAGAAGGAATATCCGGGTATTGGCTTCCAAACCTCTCCGCCCATAAAAAACCTCCGAACGAACGTAATTCGTACGATAGGCGCGATTGCCGGGACGCACAAGTGCGTGTTACAAGAGGTCATGAATGGAACAGAACTCCAACTCTATCGCCACGCCAACGGCTGGACCCAGAAGCAAGCCGCCGAAGAATTCGGCTACAGCCTGCGAGGTTGGCAGAAGGCTGAGTACAACGGACCCACCAAAAAGCTCGTCATTGCGATCAAGAGGCGTGAGAAATGAGCGGCGAAACCATCTTCATTCGCGACAACACAACCTCTGAGGTTCGCGAACTTCGCGGGACTGCTCTTTGGTACGCTGAGGAACCAGAAACCGCTGAGTATATGTGGTCAGAGGGTAACTATGCCTGCGACTGCAATCGGAGAGACTTCTTCGCGCAATGTCTTGGAGAAGGTGGTTTGGATGTGGCGTGCGGAAGTGGAAGGTACTCGGTTCACATCGTTGGATCTGATGGAGCCGATCTTTACATCGACGGTGATTGGATGTCGCAATGACCTTCAATTCCATCCACGCCAAGATCGCTAAGTGGACCCTGATTATCGCCGCGCTCGCTCTAGCGCTTTGCTGGGCAGCCTGGGCCATCACTGAACCCGGAAGGCAGAAGGCTCTAGCCGAGCAAGCCAAGTCCGGTCAGGTGGTCTCTGAGGGCCAGACGCGGGCCGCTACGCAAGCCTCCGAGATCATTGACCGAGCATCTACCCGCCAAGCCCATACCGAAGAAACCGCAAGGAAGAACGCTGATGCCATTCGCAGTGCGCCGGGTGGCGACGTTATCATTGATCGGGGTCTTGCCGATGTTGGCCGTCGCGGGTTGTGTTCATACTCCGCGAGCGCTGGTGATCCTGCCTGCCTGCGCTGACCTAGTTCCTGGTCGCTGGAAGGAGGGCGTCAAGGCCCCTCCGATCTATTCCGCCGAGCCTACTATCTCCGACGTCATGATCTACGCTGATGCGGCTACAGCTCGTATCGACATGGCGAATGACCGAACGTCAGACACCATGTCTATCATCGAGGCGTGTGAGAAGCAGAACGCGAAATCTGCGGAGAAGCTACGGCCGAAGCCGTGGTGGCGGTTTGGGTTCTAATTACCCAGGATCTCGTTGGCGGCGGCTTCAAGTGCTGGCTTATCAAGCCCAGGAATGATGACTGTGGTTAGGAAGTCCTTAAACCTTTCTAGGAATTCCGCGAAGTCCGTCTCGCTCATTTTATCGAACGCAACGGAATCTGGAACGATGGACTCAGATCCATCCTTAAATCTTATCGTCTGAGAGTATCCTAGACGAACCTTTATGGCCTCGTGAAGCTTTGCCTCTGGCGGCGGATTGTCCATGTTCTGGTGAACGACGCGAAGGAGTGCGAAGTACAATCGCAGTCGGCCCACGTTCCTTGGAAGTGTTACCCGCACGCGGACGACGCGCTCGGACGGAAACTCTCTCAACCTGTCGGCATCCATAGATGAAGCAGGTACGAGCCTATCCAAAACACGGCGCATCAAGATCGGAAATTCTTCGCTCATCTCACGGTGTCCGACCATTGCCGATCCATCTCGGCGTGGAGGTTCATGACCTCTAACTCTTCGCGCCGAGCCTCACACGCGGCTCGAATCTCTAGGCTCCAGACTTCCGGGTTATCCCTCATGCGCCTGAGTATGTAATCATTCCAAAACTCATCGACAGACTCAGTGGTTTCGCAAGCGGCGACTTCGGCCAGAATCTTAGGCCAGTCGCCGTCTTGCGTTGCTGCGTAGGACGTTTTAGGCTTCCATACCTTCACAGCTAACCCCCTTGGATTTAGAAGGGAATTTCGTCGTCTAGGTCTACGCTGAAGTCATTTCCAGACTTGTCGGACGGACCCTTAACGATCTGCCCCGTTCGCTCTTTATACTCCGGGGACTGAGCGATGAGGGTTTGCATCTTTTCGGTAAGTGTTCCGTAGATACCCTCCGAAAACTCCCCCTCGTCCAGGCTGAAGTGAGTGAGCGGATGATGCGGGTTGGGCGCGGGAAGACCCTTCGGTAGCGCCATGATGGCAACGACGTTTGCGTATGCTCCATCATCAGAATGGAGAACCTGGATCTGGCACGCCTTGCCAAGAACGTTCTTCAGGTCGAAGCCGCGAAGCTCTTCATCAGTGAACTTACGCCCACGCCAAGCCTCTAGGTGCTTTCGAAGCGTTGCCTTGTCAGCAAGGCTTGCGGTGTATCGCGACTGAACGAGAGCGGGCTTCGTTTCGCCGTCAAATTCAACTTCTACATCTGGGACTTCCCAAGCGATCAGCACCTTTCGTTGGAGCTTGTCGGCTCCCTTGTAACTGGACGCTTGCGTTCCGAGGTCAATCACCCGAACGCAAATGGCGATGTAACTCCCCTCGGGGATCGGCTTAAAATCGCCACCGCTGCTGGATACGATCATTTCTCTTCTCCGTGTGTGCGTTAAAAGTCTTGGTGTCCGGCCTCAAGCCGCGCTTGGCGAAGTTCCCTCAGAAGCTTCAGGGCCTCTTTGTGGAAGTAGTCTTCCGAGTTGTAGGCGTTGCGCTCCAGTTGATGCTCCAGGGCCGTAGCCGTCTCAGGCAGCAGCGGAGTTCCGCGCCACCGAAGGCCATCGTGTCCGGTGAATGCGGGAGTGGTCATTGGCCAGTTGCCTTGGCAATGGCGGCACGTATCTGCTCGATGCCGGCGTTCGGATGCGTCCCGTTCGGCCAAACATCGGAGCTGAACGGAAACCGCGACAGCACGTCCTCGGCCAAAACGAGCGCCTCAAGCAGGTCCGGTGCGGCGGCGATCAGGCGGGCGTCAGCATCCAGATGTCTTGGCTCACCGGCTATGTAAAACATAGGATCCAAAACCCCTACGTAGCTTGCCGGTCCGTCAGCCTCAAAATTAACTCCGGCGCTGATAATATATCCCGCACCCCGGCGACCCTCTATGCGCCACTCACCAGGCGTATGGACATCACCGCCGTTATCAGTCACTTTTCCGTCCGTCATCCGTGTTGCTCCTTTATCGGATGGCCTGGGGCTCGACGGTCTGGGGAGATGTCGAGCCCTCTTATTTCTAGCGCACTTTCTGCGCCTGTGCGAGCTATTTCGCCTCGGGATATTCCCTGAAATCCTCAAGGATCAGAGTGAACATGTCGCGAGGATTCCAGCACGGCTCAACCTCAGCCACTTTCGCAATCCGGTCGAATCCGCTGCTTCCGGTGTAGATAACCTGATCCCCCTCGTCCACATCGTAGACATGGACCATGACGCTAACACGCCCATGCTTGACAGGCTTTCGGGAGAAACCTTTGCGTTCAAGCCGAGGGTCCAAAACACGCCATGTGCTTCCGTGGATCGCGTGACCCCATCCGCTCTTACGAAAGTCGTGGGTAGCGCTCACTTCGCAATCTCCCGCATCACAAACTCCACGATCCCTAGCGGTCCTGCTGGGTCATATCCTTGCTGAAAAGCGATGGAGGATAGGGTCTCGAAAGCTTCGTCTGCGCGCTTTCCAGTTGGGAAACACGGCATGAAGGCGTAGTCGGCCTCTAGCTGTCGCCATTCTTCGTAGGCTTCGGAGAGGGTCATTTCGTCAGATCCCACAGAGCGAACCCGACACTGATGGTTGTCGCGGGCAGGCCCGTCATGATCGCTAGTCCAAGCCACGCCTTGATCATCTCGGATGGCGGCTCTTTAATCCACACGCCAAGCCCAACGATAATTGGGAATGCTATTCCGAGCGCAACAAGCCACCCAGCAAGGATGCTGACGGAAATCATTGCGCCCGCTCCAGATCCACCAGCCTATCCAATTCATCCCGCATCAGCCTTGCCTCCGCAAAGCCCTTCGCCCGCTGAGCATCCGTACAGCCTATGTGGCTAAGGATTCCCGCCATACGGACAGCGTGAGCCTTTATGGAGGCTGATATCTCCCGCACGGTGGGGTCTGTTGTGGTTAGCTGAGTCATTCGCCTTCTTCCGAAGCTTGGGAGGTGAGGCGTAGGACCATCCGAGCAAGCTCGCGACCCCTGTCGCTGCCTTCGATGGCGTTGGCGGCCTCGTTGACGTACCGGGCGCAGTTAAACAGCTCGACCGACGAGAAGCTCTCCACCTTCGCCAGCCTTTGCCGCTGGGCGTGGATGGTTTCGTCGCGCTCTTGGATGGCGTTGGCGGCGTCGGCCAGGGCGTCGCGGACCAGCTTCACGCCGTCGCGGTCCACTGCCCAAGCTGACATCAAGTCGCGCGCTGAGATGATGCGATCTGTGAGGGCGCTCATTGGCCGAGCCTCCGAAAGTCAGGTTCCAGGGGGTTATCGCGGCGACGGTCGTCAGCCTCTTCGGCGGCGTCACACTCGCGGGACATTTGGTCGCCCAGCGCCTGGAAAGCCTTGCCGATGACTTCGAGCTTTTCCTGATCGGGAACCGCATTGACGCGATCCACGGTGGCAAGGTTGAAGCCGTCGCAGAACGTCTTGCAGAGCTTCAGAAGTTCATCGCCGAACTGTTCGATGGCCTCGGCTTCTTCACGTGCTGTCAGCATCTAAACCTCCACCACACGGCGCATGATCGGCGTGATCTCGTAATCATCCTCCCGCGCGATCTGCTTGGTCATGTCGCCTTGAGCCCGCGCTCGGTCTGTCCAGCGCTCTGAGGAACGAACCCAGCCGCTAGGCGTGCGGGCGGTTCCAACGAAGTATTCCAGTGCGAATTTCATTGAGCGTCTTCCTTGGCTTCGACCATGCGCTTGACGAGTGCGACCGCCGATATTTGAAGCGCATCCGTCGTTGGTTTTAGCGCGGCCCCGGCAGCGGCCCCGGCAGCGGCCCTGGCAGCGTCCCTGGCAGCGGCCCAGGCAGCGGCCCCGGCAACGTCCCCGGCAGCGGCCCTGGCAGCGGCCCCGGCAGCGACCCCGGCAGCGGCCCTGGCAGCGTCCCAGGCAGCGGCCCAGGCAGCGGCCCAGGCAGCGGCCCCGGCAGCGGCCCCGGCAGCGGCCCTGGCAGCGTCCC